GATACAGAGACTATGTTACGGGAACAGCTCCATGCCCAGCAAGCAGAGATTAAAGCCCTACGCACAGCTCTTATGTATGCCCATCCATTAAAAACTTTAACAAGAGATGAAATTTTGTCTTTATGGGATTGGGATAGTGGAGAAATTTTGGCTACCGATTTCTTGGATTTTGCAGACTTTTACAAGCGAGCACTACTTGGCGAAGAAGGATTGATTAAGAAGGAAGAGAAATGATCATTACAAATAAGTTTAATTTGCCACAAACCTTCATGAACATCACGAAGCGTCCTACCTATACAAAAGGTGGCGCACACCTGTCAGCTACAGAGTTGATCTCTAGCCCACGGATTGTCCAGTTGCGTAAGAAGTATGAAGATCAGATCGAGATAGACGTAACAGAGATGGTTTGGTCAATCTTCGGGACTGCCATTCATGGAGTCTTGGAGCATGGGCGTGACGATAACCACTTGGTAGAAGAGCGTCTCCATTCCATATTGGATGGCTGGTCTATCTCAGGAGCTATTGACCTACAGATTACCGATGGTGATGGCGTGATCGTCAGCGACTACAAGACTACTGGCGCATGGTCAGTAATGAATGAGAAGAAAGACTGGGAGTATCAGCTCAATGTCTATGCTTGGCTGGTAGAGAAGGTCAAAGAGAAGCAAGTTAAGAAGCTAGAAGTTGTTGCCATTATTAGAGATTGGAACCGCAGAGATGCTCAGTCAAGGGAAGGTTATCCGGAAGCACCAGTTAAGGTTATTGATATCCCTTTGTGGTCGTATGAAGAGCGTGAGAATTTTATTAAGGAGAGGATCACTCTACATTCCCATGCGCTTTTCGCTACCGAGACTGGGGAAGATCTACCTTTCTGCACACCTGAGCAGATGTGGGAAAAAAGTGCAACTTGGGCGGTACGCAAAAGCGGCAACAAACGTGCGACAGCAGTATTTGATTCAGCAGAAGAGGCTGAAGAGAAAGCAACAGCTCTTGGCAACGGCTATGAAGTAGAGCATAGACCGGGGGAAAGAACCCGTTGTGCTAATTTTTGTTCAGTAAGTAGTTTTTGTACGCAGTGGAAGTCTTATAACGAGGAGAAGTGAAATGAAGAAGATTATTTTATTATTAGCAGTACTTAGTTTTTCTGTATTTGCAGAGCCTAGCTTTGATCAAATAGAGACTATGATTAGCAACAAGCAGTACAGCTCCGCAGCTCAGGGCTTAGAAGTAATCATTAGCAACCATCCAAACTCTGCCAAAGCATACTATGCAATGGCTCAAGCACAGGCTGGTATTGGTAATTTAGAGAAGGCTCGCCATGCTTTAGATAAGGCTACTGGACTAGATCCACAGCTTAAATTTGCCAGCTCTAGCAATGTGGATAAATTGCGTGAAGCAATTACCCCACAGACAGACAAGATTGCATCAGTAAATGAATCACATTGGTTCAGAAATACTCTTGTTATCTTGCTTGCAATTGTATTAGCTTTATGGGCATGGTTAAAGTTTAGGAAAGATGATGAAGATATGGCTAGAGGAGATCCTAATGGCACTCCAGTTACTCCATTTACACCGCCACAACCACCAACAGAGCAAGCAAAAGCAATGGCTAAGGCTCAACAGGCTACAAGTCCATATCCATATACACCAAGCTATACGGATGCACGAGCCAGCAGTACAGCAACTCCACAAGTAGTTAATAACCACTATGGATCAAGCAGTGATGGCTTAGTAACTGGAATGATTCTTGGCAGTATGTTGTCGGGTAGTCATGACCATTATGTTGAGCGTGAAGTAATCCGTGAAACACCAGCATCAATATCAGGTCTAACAAGCTCTAGCTGGGATAGCGGATCAAGCTCTACATCTAGCAGTTGGGATGATAGCTCTAGCTCTTCTAGCAGTTCATGGGACAGCTCAAGCAGTTCAGATTCTAGCTGGGATAGTTCTAGCAGTTCAGACTCTAGTGGATCGGACTGGTAATGATATTTATTGAGATTGCATTTTTTTCAGGCTTCTTTGTAACCATATTAGTTAGTTTTTATATTGGCTACAGAGTAGGAAAATCAGAAACAAAAGAGGAAAAGTAAAATGAAGAAAGTAATTATTTTAGTATTTGTAGGTTTAATTTCTACTAGTGCATTGGCTTATGTCAAATGCGTACCTACTAGTGGTGGTGGTCAATGTTGCTGGGATAGTGAGCGAGATGGTCCATATCCTCCAATCGGGTGCTAATCATGAAGAAACTATTTATGAAGATCATTAACCCTACACCACAAGAACCAAAGAGAAAGCCACCTTTATTGCTAGATCTTGATTCCAGTTTTGTTTATCAGACTGGAGCCAATGTCCAAGCTATATGGCGTAAGTATGGGTGGGTTGCACCAACAGAGATTCGGAATGATTTCGAGTTTAAGAAAAACCGTGAAATGATGAAAGAAACAAAATGAGTATCTATAAAAAACTACAAGAAGCACGAGTAATGCTTCATAAAACTAAGCTGGATAAATCAGGTAGGAATAAGTTTGCAAATTTCAATTACTTTGAATTAGGTGACTTTATCCCACAAGTAACTGATATCTTTAATAAGGTTGGACTTTGCGGGATCGTATCGTTTACACAAGATACTGCTTACCTAACCATCCATGAAGTTGAAGGAGAAGGCTTTGTAACCTTTACTTCACCATTGGTTTATGCCAGCGTAGAAAAGACCCAGCCTATCCAAAATCTTGGAAGCACTCATACCTATTTGCGTAGGTATCTATGGCTTATGGCGATGGAGATTGTTGAGAATGATGTCGTGGATGCAGTAGAACAAAAGGCTCCAATAAAAAAGGTTGAAGAAGTAAAGCCAGTAAAAGTTGAAGCACCAAAACAGAGCGTACCTGCAACGTTGCAGGGTAAAGAAGGTGACTGGCAGTTAAAAGTATTGGAAGGCAACGGAGACTGGGGTAGTGCTGTTAAGGCTGCAACAAGCGTATTACTCCAGTTTGCCAAAGACGAGACAGATGTGCAGAACATCTTCAAGACCAATAGAACCATCTATGACAAGCTAAAGGCAGAGCATGAGCAAACCTACGCTGAGATTATGGCTACATTTAAAGCAACCAAAGAAGCACTTACTAAGGAATAAATATGGAATATCCAAACAGCGGAGTCCTGTGGACAGCAAACAATAAGAAGCATGAGAAAGCCCCTGATCATTATGGCGATATCAACATTGATAAAGACTTGCTCCAAGAGTTAATTGCTAACTCTACTGGTCAGTTGGTTCAGGTCAAACTGGATGGCTGGGTTAAAGAAGGACGCAACGGAAACTTTATTTCCTTAAAAGTAAATACATACAAGAAACCAGAGGAGAAATTACCTTATGAATAAGAAGCCAAATGTGGTATCTAAGACTGCCCGCAAAGTACGATTAACTAGGTCTGAAGTAGAGCTGGCAAAACATTTTAATGTTCCATTAGAAGAGGTAGCAAAGAGAAAGCTCCCTAAGCGTGGCAGACCAGTAGGCTCCAAGAACAAACCTAAGCCAGCCGTTAAGAAGCCAATGCAGAACAAAGTTAATTGGCAGGATCTTGCTAAACGACTTCAGGAAGCTCTGATGAAAGAGATGAAGGAAAACGAAGTAGCTTTAGAGAAGTTGCATAAGTATGCTGGTATTGAACATCATGTGGATTTCTTAGAAAAGCAAGTTGATTCATTTAAACAAATGATGCTTGAACAACGTGGAATTATTGGTTACTTAGAAGGCAAGCTCAAGAAAGCCGTGGAAGACTTAGATGGAGACTATTAAATTCGAGGGTATTAAGACATCTTTGAAGCAGACTAAGGACGGGTATAGCCTGACCTTAGCTGTCCATCCTGATGAGCTACCTGAAGATTTAATGCGTGATTTCGTGGGTGCTAGGTATGTTGTAGTCATGGTACGCCTAGCTGACAACGAGACTCCACTAAACCGAGAGCAGTCATATCCGGGTGACCATGCTGTAAAGATGGCTGGAATGTTATGCCGTGACCCACAGTTTTGGGCGTGGTTGTTTGAACGGGAATGGCTTATGGATGAGAACGAGAATGCTTGTATTGAATGGCTTACCAGCTTTCTCCATATTGAATCCCGCAAAGAATTAAAGACTAATGAAGTAGCAAGAGAAGCATTTAATCAATTAAGAAAAGAGTTCGACAAATGGAAAAACTAAAACCTTATTCGGTGTACCTGCCGATTGAGTATTACGACAGGATCCGTGAATTAGCAAAGGAACGTAAAGCTTCTGCCCTAGTTCGTGACGCTATCACTATGGCTTTAGATGGCGGTGATGCTTACAACTCAGGCTACAACAAGGCTTTGCGTGATGTAGTTAAGGTAATTGATGCTTGTAAAGAGATCGAACATATTGCTATTCGTGGCAAGTATTTGAACGATGTATTGGCTGATCAGGTCAAACAACTGGAGATGGCAAGTGGAAAATGAAGACTATGTAGAAGCTACATTGGATCAGATAGTAAAAGATCCATCTAAGGAGCTGGCTTTGGAGATGTTCCGGTTCCTACTTCCAAAGGCTGAGGTAGATACCACCATTATTTTATCGGCATTAAGTATGGTTCTAGCTACCGTTGCTGTAGAGGCTGGGATGCCGGAGGAGAAGGCGGTATATGCTTTCCGTAAGTCTTATGGCAATGCCAAACGTAGGCTTAAACAAGTGCTTAAACAGACTCAACACTAGGAGAATGACATGGGAAGTATCGCAGGAGTATTAGTAGGTATTGGTTGCGTATTGGCTTGGCTGACACATATTTTCTTTTGTTTTGGTCATGCCGCATGGGGGTTCCTAATTGCTGGGGCTATCTTCTTTCCAATTGGAATCCTGCATGGGTTCTACCTTTGGTTCCAATAGGAGGATCTATGAGACACGGATGGAAGACGAGGATGGATGAGCGCCAGTATTTTGAGACTAAAAGATACGAGCGTGAAGAGCGTCAGCAGATGATGCAGTTAATCAAAATGAAGATGGATCAAGATCTATCTTTAGCCGTTGCCAAGATGCAACAAGAGAAAGAGATGCACTAATGAGACAAGATGAAAAAGAGTATTTAGAAGCTGTATACAGGGGGTTGGCTATGGCTGGCTACATTATGAATGGAGACTACCATCCAGACGAGATCCCTACATTATCTAAAGCTATGGCTAAATTGATGATGGAAGAGGATAACGAAGGCATAGTAGCCATCAAGCCTAAGAGGAAAGCTAAAGCGTGACCAATACGTTTTACCAAGACCTAGAACGAGGAAAGGCTGTGGAGCTGGATGTCCTAAAGATGATCCAAAAGAAGTATCCCTGCGCTGGAATCGTGAACGGCTTTAAAGGTTACGACATCTGGATACCGGAGATCCATAAGTCTGTTGAGGTTAAGTACGATCCCATGAGCAATAAGACTGGGAACATTGTTGTGGAGTTTGAGTTTGGCGGTAACCCGTCAGCTCTGATGACCACTAAGGCAGACTATTGGATATTCCACGATGACCATAAGTACGTCATGTTGACCCCTATGAAGATAGTGAACTGTATCTTTTTAAACAAACTGGTCTACGTTTCCTTTGTGGGAACTGGGGATACTAAACAGAAGAAGAGCTTTCTAATACCTAAAGAAATGCTATTCAAATACGGGAAGGAAATGCAATGAACTGGGCAGACAAGGTAGCTATTGGTATGATAGTGATAACTTCAGTAATATTAATCAGCGTAGTTAGAATAGGTCTTATGATCGGGGGATATAGATGAGTGATGAGCCAGTAGTAATCGTAGATAGCGGGGCAAGCGTTATGCCATTGAACATAGATATCCAGCACTTGCGGGAATTTATCCAGTTTGGTAAAGACAACTTTCCTCAAGGAGCTTTATTGTTTGGCGGTGCGTTTTTACAAGACGCTATTGAGATAGCTGAAGAACTATTGGCTGTAAAGGAAAGAGCATGATCTACCTAATCTATATCCTGCTAGTGCCAGTTAGCTTGCTGATCACCCTAGTTGCATGGATCATCTCCCCTATTCTGCCTAAGTTTGCAGAGCAAAAGTTTGGCTGGTGTGACAATCATGGTTATTGGGGAATTGGACCAAGACTGCCTAGCTCATTAAGTTGGTTTATGACTCCAGACAATAGCCTAGATGGAGATGCTACATTCCTAGCTAATAATGGATATGGCTACTGGTCACAAGTAAAGTGGCTATGCCGTAACCCAGCGTATAGCTTTGCGTTACGCTATCTAAATAACCCTTACTACACAAAAGTTTGGGGTGATAAAACCATAAAGGATAACGACAATGCGAAAGCGGGCTGGTGCTTGGTTCACGCTAATGGACTATTTCAATTTACTTGGATTGCCCCTATTGGTTTTGCTAGGTGCGCTCGGCTTACTTTGGGTTGGAATATTATGGGGCTGGTCGATGATAACGTCCCAGTTAAACAAGATCCTTATCAAGCTACGTTTGCATTCTCCCCAAGAATATCGGGGTTCAGATGAGTAACTTTCTTTGGGCTTTATTCTTCGTGCTATTGATCGCAGTCATCCACGCTTATTACCCAGTCTTCTAATGCTCACTAAAAAACTTAAGATACTTCATTACATAGCTTTAAATCCTAAGTCTTGCTGTAGAGATATCGCTAATGGCATGGGATATTCCTATGAAACTGTACGCACTTACGTCAGTGATCTAGGCAAAGAGGGGAAGATCCTACCAGCTATTAACCGTAGCTGGATCTTGGAACCATCCATAGATATAGCCTCCCTGAATATCCCTACGCCTAAGCCTAAACCTAAGCAACCGTGGGAATTGGTGCAAGACTCATTAAAGAAGATGGCTAGTGGCAACAAAGGCTGAGAAAGATCACTTCAGAAGACAGGCTGAGTTTGGTTGCATTCTTTGCTACAAGCTAGGGTATGGAGCTGGTACGCCAAGTGAAATTCACCACATACGCAGGGCTGGCAAGAGAGATACAGCACCGACAATACCGCTTTGCCGAGAGCACCACAGGGGTGACTCCGGCATACATGGCATGGGCAGGAAAGCCTTCGAGAAACACTACAATCTATGTGAGGAAGACCTCCTAGATCTTATTCTTGAGCTGCTCTAACCTTATCGTTGAAGTCCTTCATCAGCTTAGTTTTCTTATCATCTATACGCTGAATAACTTCCTGATCAGCGCCACTCTTCTGCTTTTCACGCTTTTCTTTATTTAGCTTATTGATCTGGTTCTCTACGTTGTTAGCCCGTTGCCAGAGTCTAGCTTCAGGATTATCTTGTAAATAACCAGTAACATCTTCATGGTTCTTTCTGCGACCCTTAACTTCAGACTCATGGTTAGCCATATCAATAATGTTTTGATAGAACTTATTAGCGATATTGGATGGAGCTTCTGTATCACCGATTAGCTTGCTGATAATAGGACGCTTATAAGGAGCAGTCTCCTCGCCCGTAAACAGGTTGCCAATAGTCTGACCAGCCTTCATGACTTCACGCCCGACACCACCAGTTACCTGACCAGCTAAGTAATCAATCTCATCAGCAGTAGGGCTTACAGCTCCCTTCGTATACTTCATACCGCCTGAAGATACATAGTTTAGGAACTCAGATAAGTACTTGCTAAAGGTGCTGGCACTTTCACGGGAACGCATATATCCGGGGGTTGGCGCAGTCTCTCTATCTTCCCTGAAGATTGGTCTACCAAAGGCATCTTTGTTGGTCTTGAGGGCTACGAATGGATCTAATACTGTAGGCGCAATTAACTGTAATCCTGATCCACCGATAGGATTAAAGGCATCAGCCAATGAACTCATCAAATCAAATAGTTTAGTAGGTACTTTTTTACCGCCAGAAATAAGCATTTCAGTAAACAGTCTGCCAGTAGTAGGAATAAGGTTGTAACCCAATGGCATAGGGATCATGACATAAGTACCACCACCTGTAGGAATGATTAGGTTTCTAGCCTTAACAAACTCAGGAGGCTCATCATCATCGAACCCTGCCATAGCTAAAGCAATTGCTTGCATTACGCCAATTAGCAATCCACCAGCCATAATCTTACGCCCTGCTGGACCTTTTAGAGTTTCAATCAGGCGAGCAGAACCTTGCATAGAAGCATTAAAGAACGCATACAGAACGCCAATGTCTTGAGCTAAAGATCCTTTACGGTTGAAGTTAACTGTCAGATTTTTAGCTAAGATGGCGGCTTTATCTCTGGATAATCCTTGCTCTAAACCTACCTTATAGGCAGATAAGCGAACAGCATTCTCCATAGAATCATTGTAGTCTGATAGCCATTGAGCTACAGACTTAGCCAACTTCATAGCATTACCCTGATTGAGATTCTTCATCTCACGTTCGATAATCGTAGCTTCTCTACGGGCTTTAGTAAATTGATCTTTATAGCCTGTTGGACCACCAGCCTGTTGGAAGTCTTCCCACAACTTAGCCCATTCACTATTAGCAGGACCTTCGCCCTTGCTTTGGCTACGGATGTCTTGATAGATACCTTTCAGAGCTGGCAATGTATCTTTCATAATTGCCTTCTCATGACCAGCAAGCTCAGTAGAAGTTACGTTTAAGGCTGCACCTTGTACGTCACGCACGAAGTTCCAGATACCGAACACTGGGTTGTACTGTGTATTAACAGAAGCTAACCAGCGAGTACCCTTACCAATCATGTTAAAGAAAGCATTGAATCCTTTGGTGTCCAAGTTCTTCAAAGCTGAAACCATACGCATGGCTTGCTCATCATTAGGATTAAAGAACACATAACGATCTTTACCATTGACACGAACAGGCAATACGTTATCGCTGTTACGGAGTACAGGGTTTACCCTATACGCAACCAATCCAGTCTTAGGATCAATGTACGCTTGCTGTGGTTCCTGAATAAAGTTCTTAGCATCTTCTTTAGTCATTCCATGAGATACCAACTCTGCTTCTAGCTTCTTCTTATTCTTAGCGGCATCAGGATTAACAGCTAACCAGTAATCAGTATTAGGATTCTTAATAGCTAGACCATAGATGGCACGACCAACAATAGCCCGTTCAGCTCGCATAATTGCGCTCTCTCTGAACTCAGCCACATTGGATAAGATCTCGGAGATTTCTTTTGTAGAACCTAAAGCACGTCTAGTAGATGGTCCACGAGTACCAACTCCAGTACCCTTACCCTTCTTAGCAGTAGCAAACTCTAAGTTCTCACGGAACAAAGGCATATAGTGCTTGTAGGTTTTATTCCAAGCATTGATAGTTTCCTGAGTCTCTAATCCTGAGTCCACCAAGATACGCTGAGTTTCTTTAATGATGGCATCAACCTTCTTGGCTAATGCTTCCATTACTTTCTTCTTAGCTGGATCTAGGTTATCCATGTACTTCTCAGCATCGGCAGTCTTAATACCGGAACCTGCATCTTGAAGCTCAGGATTAATAGTAGCGATCTGTTCGTTACGCTCTATGGCATGACGGTTATGCAGATAGCCTTTATCTCCACCGAATTCCTGAATGGTAATGCCATACTTTTGCATATCTTTAATGATTGGCAATAGCTCATTCTTTAGGAAGTCCTGAGTCTGCTTGGCAGTCTTTTCGTGCATCAAGCTCTCTTTGTTGTAAGCATTGAACTTGTCTTCAATCTCACCAACTTGCTGAGTAATAGCCTGTTGTACACGCTTAGTATCAATAAACTTATCCTGCATTCTGTACAGGAATGAGTCAATCAGGGACTCTTTCTGGGTCACTTCAGGACTATTCCATTCAGCCAATGGAGCAGGACCACCCTTATAGTTCTTATGGATAGTCTTTAAAGTTGGCTTTTCTACAGGCTCAACTTTAGACTTACTAAATAATGTCATCTGCTCATCCATTGAAGGAGGCTGGACTTGTTTCTCTTCTATGGGCTGTAAATCAAGTTGAGAAGCTTGACTATCCATGTACTTTTTAAATGTCTCAGTAGGCAAATAACCAGAGTTTTTTAGCTTGCCATAGAAAGACTTCATGGCTTTACCAAGTCTGCTAAAGAATTTCTCTACAACAGTTAATGGTTTCTCACTAGTAGTAGCCCACTTAGCAGTCTGATCTGCGTACCATTCCTTAAATGATCTCCAGTAATTATCAACATTCTTAAGGTCTCTTGCTTTTAACCCTTCGACCATGCTAGTTGTTTTGGCTGTTTTTCTAGCTCGTAGAGAATCAACCAAGTCTTTAGCAAATGTATCGCCTTTGATAGATCTTGCCCACTTTAAATGTTCCTTTTCTAACTCAGCTTTTACTTCTGGAGAAGCGTCTTTATAGACTTCATACATATGAGCATGACCTAGCTCATGAGCAATGATCTCAAGATTCTTAGCATTACTTGCAGCTTTTTTGTAAACAATAACTCTGTTTCCATCTTTAAGGGGAGCTGTAAATCCACCTTCTTCTCTATTTGCAGAAGCGGAACCAATCAATCTATGTGGACCAGTAAACTCGTTTTTAATTGCAGTAGCGTGTTCTAAGGTGGTGAAATAGATCTTTTGTTTAATACCTAAAAGATTTTTCCATCCTTAAATAACATTCCGCATACTAATAGGAACATCAGGAGAGAATTCAGCGTCATTTTCAAACTTCAAATATGGAGTTTTTTCATGTTTAGCTTGTGCTTCAGCCTCTAGGTCTTCTCTAGCTTTTAGTAATTCATTTTGTTGTTGTTCATTAAATCCAATGCTATACAGCCCATGTGATCCAATATCTTTGATATCAAGGTTGTAGATACTTCCATTGTTATATGGAACATACATTGGATTGCCAGTGTATTTATCGTAACCACGGACTAATCCAATATCACCGTCTTGCCAAACAAGATCAGCGCTTGGAATAGATCTTCTGACAGTATCTTTAGCTTTTTCAATCTGTTCTGGATTAGCTTGAAGCTTGCTTAAGCTTTCATCAATTAAAGGCTCTTTGCTAGGTTTCTTAGCTTTCTTAGATACTTCAATCTTTTCTTTAAGCGGTATAGCCCTGTTGGTATTAATCCAATTAGGAAGCTCTTCTAATGCTTCTTTTCTATTCCAACCAAGCAAGTCGTACTCTTTGCTAATGGCAGAATCAGGAGTCAATCTCCACGCTGGAACGTTGGTCAAGCCTGACATATCACGATACATTGTGTACTGATCACCATTTTCCATAGTGACTACATACTCGCCATTAAATGAGAAGTCTGGTCCACGGGTTACAGTAGAAACCGTTGTAGCTTTGGTCTTCTTAACTGGAACTTCAGGTGCAGTTGCTTCTTGCTGACGCTTATATTCTCTTTGAATCTGCTCTTCTTCAGTTGGTTGTGCTAATAGATTAGGATCTGGAGCTGGACGTTCTTGAGCAAGCTCAGTAACAGTACGCTTAGGCTTCTCACCGAACATATCTACCGCAGCACCTTGAGACTCTTCATAAGCACGATCTGCCAAGTCTTTTAGAGCTTCTGCCATACGCTTACCGGAGCGAGCATTATCAGCCATGATCTGAAGGATATGCTGTGCCAATGGATCAACAGTCATATCTTGTTGCTTGACTAGACTATCAAGCTTGATGCCATTCCTGCGGGCATTAACAGCTAACTCAGCAGCTTGAGCTACTTGCGGGCGAATGTCGTACTCACCAGCACCCTCTAGGCGGGACATCTGTGGAGCTACTTCTGATAATGCCTTCAGAACCAGCTTGGCTTCTGCATCTTCAGCTTGATGAGACAGGCGAACTAGTTCTTCATTCTCATAGGCTTTGCTGAAAATAGCGGCATTTAAGCGGTCAACTGCCTGTTTTGTAGGCAATCCATTAGTGTCAATCAGACTAGCTTGCTCAGATACAGGCATGGATTGGATGAATCCACGCAATGCAGACATAGTGATATTGCCGTTAGGATCAAAAGCAAGACCCTGTAAATCTACACGATTAGCGTCATTCTTAGCCTGTTCTACAGCAGACAGAGTAAGGTTAGTAGCTACGTTGGAGATGTCACCAATGTCATTAGTAAGCTGATCTTGTGGCATTACACGAACTAATACTGGCTTCTTCATGCCTTCAATCACGCTAGGATCAATGCCATGCAGTCCATCTTCAATCATTGATACTTTGTACTGTTCTGCTGTTCCACGGTCATAGGCAGCCTGTATTCCAGCGGTACGAGCATTTCCTGCAATAGCTTTGAATCCCTGATAGCTAGGATCTAGGAATTCTTTATTGACTGATCCATCTGCATTGTTAGATGGGAGAATCTCATCAGCTTCTACTACGCCATATTGAATAGGAATCTTGCGTCCATCGGCAGACGTAAGTGTAGATTTACTTCCGAGCTGATCGGTAGGCAGCTCTAAGTTACCAGCAACAACAGGAGCGCCATTAGCAAAGTCTTTGGAGAAGCTAATACGGTCATAGTCTGGGTTGCCAGCAATCTGATTCATCTGGTTAATAGATGCTGGAGTAGCTCTATTACGGTTCTGAATGACTGGTTCTTTGACTTCTTCTGGAGCTGCGGCAATCTCAGGTTCTACAGCTTTTTCTACTGGAGTCTGTGCAGCGGCAGGAGCTTGTGCTGGGATATCTTCTAATTCAGCCAACATATCGGCACGATATTGCTCATCTTCAGATAAAGGAGATGGTAATGGCTGGGCTTTTTCAAATGTAGCAGGGGCAGCTTCTACAGTTACTTTAGCTTCAGGAGCTGGGGTAACGGCAGCAGGAGCTGGAGCAGGTTCGATATCACCTTTGTACTCTACAAACTTAGGAGCTTCTACTTTAGTTTCAGTCTTAGCTTTAGCACCGCTAACCGCACCCGGACCACCACCACCGATAGCACCCAATATTAAGTTGGCAAAAGAATCAGCACCGATCTCACGAACTACGGTCTTATCAATACCCAAGTCTGTAGCTACGCCCTCGGCAAGTTCTTGCAAACCTTCCTCAGTCATACCAGTAGCAGTACCTAAAGCTACCTTACCTAGTCTGTTTTCTACAGCACCAAGTAAAGTCTTATCCAACTGACCAGTAATCAGTTTTCCTGTGAATTCACCACCTAATGAGCCAACAATACCTTGTGCCATAGCCGCTGTACTAGCAGCCTTATCTACAGTCATTTCCTTAGCTGTAGCTGGATCATAGCCAAGCACTAACAGGTTACGGTAGTACTCACTTTTCTGAGCCAGTTCATTTTCAGGCATCTTCTCGATATAGGAACGAGCATCGCCAACACCTTCAGCAGACGCTTGACCGAATCCGAATGCACCGCCAACAGTAGGACTCTTGGTCAGTAAAGACATCAATATGCCTGTACCTGTAGAGCCAAACACCTTAGCAGCTTGACCAGCTAAACCTTGAACAGACGGTGCTTGACCAATGCTGAGTTCGCTAAAGTCACCTGTACCTAGAGCTTTAATCAAGTTACCAGTAGGAGAACTTTCAGCCATAGCCTGTTTCATTTCAGGCGTTACTGAGTCTTCTATGTTCTTGGCTACTTCAGTACCGTAGTCGGTAAGCTGACGTAACTGCGGGATCTTGCCACGAGTAAGTACGTTATCTAAAGCAGCACTTTGCTGTTGAACTACAGCATCAGGAACGATCTTAAGATTAGTAGCCTCTTGGAATACAGGAGAGAATCCAAAAGCACCTACTACTTTGTTGGTCAAAGCAGCAGGATCAGCCAGTAAATTCAGGGTTTCTGTTGGCTTAAAGAATGTATCTTTAGTAGTCTCAGCACCAGCGTACTGAAGAGCTTCTGGAGAACCAGCTAAAGTCTGAAGAGCACCAGCACCTACCAGTTTTCCAATATCTTGCAGAAAACCACCAGCAGGGACAGGTTTAGCTACTGGAGCTACTTCGCCTGTATATGGAACAAAAGCAGGAGTTACAGCAGGTTTTTCTACTGGGGCAATTTCCCCAGTGTATTCAACTAAAGCCATTAAAAACTCCTATTGTTTTTGTACGAATTTCTTACCGTCTGGCGTTTCATATACAGGATTGGTTGTGCCCGGCTCATATCCAACTATTTTAGCGCCAGCGGGTAATCCTGTGGGAGTTTGTGGTGCACCTACGTTAACTTTTTGTGTGTTATCAGATGAGCTAGATCCAAACTTCCACCAAGGAGTCTTAGCTGGTTTAGGAGCTACTGTGGTTACTCCCAGCTCAGGAGGCTCTAATCCGGCAGACTTGTAATATGGAACAGACAATCTTTGGATTTCAGACACAATTCCGTTGTATTCTTCGCTACCAACTTCAGCATCTTTCAATCTACCGCTAAGAGCTTTGATAGCTGGATCCCCATTTACACGAGCCATGAGAGTGGTCAACGCTTTATCATTAGCGCCTTCTCTAGCAGCAGCAGTACCAGCCTGAGACTGAGAAGCCAATGCGCTAATCATGTGGGCTTTAGCAATAGTAGATTCATTCTCCAACTTAGCAAGTTCTTGAACATTCTTCTCTTTAGCAACAGCATAGCCTTCTTCAGCAGCCACGTTACCACGCTTACGAGCATCATCTTCTTTAGCAATGTTATGTTGCAACTCAGCCATTTTCTCTTGTTGTTTATCCAACAATTCGTTCTGAGCAGCTTCCAATTTCTGACTAGCCTGTGCGCCTACGCCAGCTTGATAGCCAATACCCATAACTGGATTAGCCTGAGCCATAGCAGAGAACTGAGCAATGATACGGTCTAAAGGATTGCTTGCAGCTTGTGCAGCTTGACGCTCTTCAATCTTGGAATAGCGATCTTTAATGCCTAAGAATGGATCTTCTGATACACCTTCAGCAGCCAAACGAGCTTTATGTGCAGCCGAGAACTGCTCAGGAGTCTGGTTGTAAAAGCTACTAATCTGAGCTTGACGAGCTTGTGGCAATGTAGAAAAGTCAGTAACTGGTGTTGATGTAGGAGGAGCTTGATAACCAGATGGAGTGTTCTCAGTAGTAGCCAGACCAGTATTCCCAAAGGAAGCAGTACCAGAAATATCTGGAACTTGGCTACCGTCAGTACCACTAAAAGCTACGATTCCACCGCCAGCAAATGACTGTTGTTGGAACATATTAGATGTAGGCAAGCTGCTAAGACCCTGAACATTCTGTGGCAAAGCCTGTGGCTGTGCTTGGGAAGTCTGTTGGGTAGAAGGCTGTGGAGGAGGAGCAATCCATTGTGGCTGACCCCAAAAAGAAGTAGGGCTACCAGATTGTTGTGGCATAGAAGTAGGTTGCTGTGTACTTCCATCTAAGGGAGGCTGCGGTTGTTGCAATTGGTTGGTAGTTAAATCAACAATACCGCCATCTGCAAATTGAGCTACAGGATTAGCTTTTTCAAATGCAGCAATATCAGCAATACCCTGTTGACCTTGTTGTTCGCCAGTTAAACCAGATTGAGTAGCCATCTTTTGACCACGCAGCATAGCAGCAGCATCTTGCTGGGCAGCAGGATTAACAATACCTTTGGTTAATGTAGGATTAACTCCACCTTGTTGCTGAGTAGGATCAACAGCAAACTGACTTGGCTTAGACAAAGCATTACTTAACTGATCTTTAACAGTAGGAGGATTACCTTGAAAAGCCTGTTGAGTAGCCTCAATCTGTTTTCTTCTCATCATCTCAGACAAAGCTAGATAAGCAGGAACCTGTGGATTAGAACCATTAGCATACTTTTGAACATCTGCTAATGGGAGATTTTTCATCTCATCTTGGAGTTGAATCAAATTCATCATATCTTTTTATCCTTAAGGAGCATCAACCCATGATCCGGGGATCATAATTCCATTTGAATCTGTCTGATAGGTAGCACCGCTATCTTCAGTCACTGTATTTGTACCATTACCGTTATCTACAGAGTTAATTGGATTACCACCAGAAACAGGACCGGGGTTAGAAGCATCATAACCATTGCTTGAGAAGTAAGCCTTAATAGCAGCAGGTGTTAATCCCATATCAGTTAAGTTCTTAGTCAATGCAGCAACACCACCAGCGGCTCCAAGAGCTGTTTGGAAGGTGCTTGGAGTAGCTTGGTAGTTACTTGTAGTAGTAATTGGAAGACCATTAAGCAGATTTTTCTGCATAGTAAGCATGGTTTGTGGGTATTGCAATTGAGCCAAGTACTGATTGTATTGAGCAGTATCCGCAGCTTGTTGCAGAGCTTGCTGTTGACCACCAGCAGTAGACAAGGCTTGAAGATTAGCAAGACCATACTGTGCTTGTTGAGCACCAGCATTAGCCGCAGCCTGTTGAGCTGTAGTTGCAGCTTGCAGACCTTGTAAACCATAGGTAGCGCCAAACTGATTAGCAGCTTGAGTAGCATTTTGTTGAGCTTGAGTAGCCGCAGCTTGCTGTTGAGCCTGAGTCATCTGTTGGGTATAACCATATTGCTGTGCCAATTGATTAGCTTGATCAGCAGACAATCCATACTGAGCTTGTAACTGAGCAGCAGTCATGCCCTGTTGTGCGCCAAACTGAGCTTGCTGAATATTGGCAGCCTGAGCTGTAGATCCATACTGAGCAGCAGCGGCAGCATTTTGCTGGGCTAATGTAGAGCCATATTGAGCTTGCTGTACGTTAGCTTGTTGAGCTTGTAATGCACGAGCCTGATCAGCAGTGAACTGTTGACCTGCTTGGTTATAGGCTTGGTTATATCCAGTGCCAATAAGATTAGCCTGTTGAGCCAACAAGTTATAGTTATTTTGACCTTGCAAAATCGCCTGACGGGAACCGCCATAAGCGCCAGCTTGTGTTAATTTAGCTAAGTCACCCTGCTGATTAATAGCAGCTTGACGTTGCAATGCTTGTAATTGTGGGTTTAAAGCAGTTTGAATATACGGATTCATGTACTGCTGTGCAGCAGCTTGATCAAAAGAACCAGTAGTTACATTAGTTGGTGTATAGCCAGTAGTAGGGGCTACATATTGATTAGTTGCATTAATACCCTGATACGCAGTAGGAGCGTTATATTCATTAGTTACAGTAGTAGGCTGATATGCAGCAGGAGCATTGTATGAATCAGTAAAAGTCGTAGGTGTATAGCTCATATTCTGAGCTTGATTGGCAATATCATTTAGATTATTACCAGCATTAGTAAGAGAAGATGGCAAAGAAAGGTTTGCTAATCCACCCCAAGCTTGATCTTGTAGCTGAGAAGAGCCGGGAGTAAGCTCACCAGTATAGGCTGGCATTGGCGCATTAGCCAAAGCCTGACCAGAACTCAACATATTATTTACATACGGCTGTAAATAAGTATCTACTGAGGTTACTGACGAAGTAGATGGAGTAGTTGCCAATCCACTAGATGTAGTCAAGCCCATAATTTATCCTTTTGGCATGAATTTATGTGGGTTAATCTGTTTGCCTTGTTTGGTTGTACCTGTACGGGCTTTGCGAATCTTATCCATCATGTTATACAAAACTTTAGCACCAGCATCTGACGAGCCATTACCTAAATGACTGACTACATCTGCTGGAACTACGAATTCATCTGTTGCTAGGCGAGCTGGCTGTTTGCCACCAATGGAAGCAGGAATGTCATCTGACATACCATCTCCGGGACCTTTAAGCATACGCCCGCCATCTGAGTATCCACCTAAATCAGAAGTAGATCCACCCTGAGCCATACGATGCTTTAAGAATCCCATGACTAAATGCGCTGGCTGACCACTTTTAATTAAATGATGAGCAGTAGCAAGGTTTTCTTTAGTTGGATGAACGCCATGATCACTCATAGCCTTTACTACCCCGCCATGAGCGTATACCTGTACTGAACTAGTAGGATCTCCGTTGTTATCTTGGAGATTATTAAAACCATTTTGACCAACTGTAGGGGTAATACTCATTAATCCACCTTCAGCAGCTCTAATTGGATTAATAATCTTTTGACCAAAGGATTGACCTGTTGGACCAACTACTACAGGATTAGATTGCCAATTTAATGAAGAGTTAGGAACTACTTGTTCCGTAGGATTCCAGCCAGCAGGTTGACTTGCGGCAGCAGCAATACCAGCTCCAATACCAGCAAGACCCGGAATTAAACTAGCGCCTTTGCCAGTAGCATTATTTAAAATGTTTCCTAATAATCCACTAGCTAAATTACCAAGATTTACACCGCTACCTTGAACTGCGGCAGCATCAGCAGCAGCTTGAGTAGGTGAATCAACAGTCATACTGCCAACTGGAGCAATGCTAATTACAGTTCCAGCAGGTGTAAATACACGCTGAGTACCATCATTTTCATTAACAGTAACTGATCCATCAGGATTATTGGTAATTTTCATTGGATTATCAGCCGCAGATTCAGACTGAGTAATGCCTAATGGATTAGAAGATGTTACTGGAGTAGTGATATCAGGAGTGCTTGCAGGAGCTTTTGTTGTATCTGTAGATACAGCATTAGCTAAGTCAGATATTGTGCTTGGATTAGCTGTTAAATCTGGAGCTGTAGGTGGTACATAAGATGGGTCTATTACAGACATATCTTTGTTGTACTCATCCTGAGTAATGTTACCTGCCGCAAGATCTGAGGCTAATTGGTCTTTAGATCCAGTAGAAGATGTCCCTGTATCTGTGCTAGATGGAGCTGGGCTAACCTTAACTAATTGAGTCTCTCCAGTAGAAGCTAGTGGAGCATAAGGAGAAGGACCGCTTGTAGCAGCCTGATCAGCACTAAGATTTTGAGCAAACTGAACGGCTTGATCTGGAGTATATCCAAGAGCAATAGCCATTTTGTAGTTATCTGACTGGAATATATCAGCGTTAGATCCACCGCTAGTGGCAGCCAACATTACATCAGATGGAGTCGTAGTATCCGCTATCGTAGGACCAGCAGAAGACATGCCAGAAGTAATATCGCTCATGCTTGGCAAAGCACCTTTAATATCCTGATAAGCAGCATTACCAGCAGTACTAATACCTGTACCAAGCATAGAGCCTACGCCAGCATTTAAGGCTCCTGCAAGTGGATCGCCACCAGCTAATGCAGCTTTACCAGCTCCCATTGCTGTCTGAGTAAGAAGACCAGCACCCATAGGATCTAAACCAGCAGCTTGCAATCCAGTATTAGCACCTAATGCAGCGGCTCCTGTTAGACCGGAAATACCACCAGTCATAGCGCCCATCCAAGGATCTCTACCAGTCATTTCTGCACCAGTAGCACCACCAGCAATACCACCAGCGATACCTGAAGCAGCCTTACCAATAGTAGAAGCGTATTGTCCAAGCTCAGGAGTAGAAGCTAATCCTTGAGCAAAACCACCAGCTAAGTTACCAATACCACCACCTACGCCACCAGTTACAGCGCCAGTTAATAAGTCGTTTGGATTGATAGTTCCAGTAGTAACTAAGTCTTTTACACCAGCAATACCAGCACCTTTAGCAGCACCAGTAGCGGCAGCTTGTGCAGCTTGTTGTAATGCAGCCTCTTGTGCAGCAGCATCAGCGGCAGGAATGTCAGCTATACCAGTAGGACCAACAAAGTCAGCAGCTAATTCAGATGGAGGACCAACAAAATCAGCAGGAATAGCTACGTCAGCAGCAGGAATTGTTTCAGATACAGTCGTTCCTACTTCAGCAGCAATAGAAGTACTTTCACCAGAAGCTACAGCTATATCAGCACCTGTTTGAACAGCCGCATCTGCACCAATAGTTGCAGCTTCCATACCAGCTTCAACAGCACCAGCAGTTTCCGCAGCCATAGCAGCATCGGCAGCAACAGCGGCTTCAGCTAATGGAGCAGCAGCTCCCATAGTAGCAACAGTAGCAACAACAGCACCTACGGTAGCCCAGCCACCGGGAACAGCGTCATTTACAGACTTATCAATAGATACGCCAACATCGCTAATTGTTTGAGCTACATCGCTAACAGCTTGTCCTACAGAGTCAACTACATCAGTAACGCTACTAACAATGTCAGAAATAATTCCACCGCCACCACCTTCTAGTGTCATTCCATGAGCAAACGGACCTTTTCCACGAGGAGAAAAAGCTCGGATTGGTAGAGTACTAAAGTGGTTGTATTTCATACTATGCCTTTGGAGCTAACTGAATTGTTGCTTGATATGTATCGCCAGACTTAATAGCCTTATATCCCATTTCTTTTGGGTCACTAGTTCTAGCAATAGCTTTGAAAATATTAAGAATTGCTGGATCTTTGAATTGGCTAACAAGAGTTTCATACTTTTGCTTTTTCATTTGATCAATAAACTCACGGCTGTTTTCCAAGTAATTGGCAGCAGTATCAGCATTTAAAGCACGAAAGAAGCCTTGTTTTGGGTTTTGTGGGGACTTGTGAACAATGAATAATGTATTGCCAGACTTGCCAGCCCATGCAGTAGGAGAAGTCAATTCCTTCATGATATTCAAAAACGCTTGCTGTAAAGGAAGCGGTTCCTTAATCTCAGCCAAGGCAGTCTTGATTATCTCAGTGGTATTTAATTGTTTTTTCTTGCTATCTACTAACATTGTGCATCCTTAAAGATTGCTGCGGAATAGACATTTCCCATTCCTGCTGCAAGACTAAGAACCAGCCCTCCATCATAGGAAGCTGGTTTGCTTAAAAAGACTTTATCTTCTTCTGTACGGTTAGCTATAGGAGGCACAGTACCGTTTTTTAGATTATCCAACAATAGTATGGTTTCTAGCAAGCCACTTGCACCCATAGTATGACCTATTTTTTGCTTAAATGATGTAGCCACAAAGTCTTTTAGGGTAGTTGTAAGAGCATTACCTTCAGCTACATTGTTAGACTTGGTTCCAGTGCCATGTGTTTTAACTGTAGTAATCTGATAAGGCAGTACTCCAGCTACATACATAGCGCCTTCCATAGCCCTTGTAAAGCCTTGTCCATCCTCTCGTTGACCGATGGCATTAGGACAATCTTCGGACGCTGTATACGCCCCAATAAGCTTTGCCTTGGGCTTAAATCCAGTTACTTTCAGACTATCTTCTGTCTCAAAGACGGCTAAAGCAGCTCCTTGCCCGATGTGAAAACCATAGTTTTTGCTATCAAAAGCACTGGGCACGATGTTTTCTGCATCTTCTACAGCTTGAGTAAGTACTGCACCGGAGTCTCCAAAGAACTTCAGAACAGTATTGGATACGGGATCTTCCAATGTAAGCACAATGACTCGCTTAAAACCATAGAACTTAATTAGGTTCTGAACATCCATCATGACTTTAAGGCTAGAAGCACACGCAGTAGAGTCAGTAACGATGTGATCTGAAGCACCACAAGACTGAGCTACCCGTCCTGCATAAACCTGAGTAAGCGTTAATGGAGTGAACTTGTACTCATAAGAAAGGGAATTATCAAAAGCAATAGGACCAATTCCAGCAAAGTGAGCATTCCCAGAAGCAAGAATAAATGCAGTCTTTACAGGGTTTTCCCTTAGTTTCTTTAGTAATTCACTATCTAGTACTTTTTCTGCAACTCTATGAGGTACATAAGACATTCCAGATTTAATCCGGTTATAGCTTTCTGGGAACCAATGTACTTGCTGGGGATAGGAGATGTCTTCTATAAGAGATAGCGTCTCAGTTGAGGCAGTCCTTGTCTCAGTAAGATATATCACCATTTAACTCCTTTAATAGCTTCTTCTACTGAAGCTGGTGTCTTTGTCTTATGAGCTTCTAAAAACTCCTGAAATCCTCTAGGAGTAGTAGGGTGCATGGTCTTTCCTAGTTCTTCTGAGATGCCATAGATCTCGCAAAAGAATATGCCCATCATAAGTGAATCCATGCTATCTAAGCCTGTTTCGGTCATAGGAATATCTAGGTCAGTGACTGGCTTGTATTCTTGATAGGCTGGGCGTACTGCTACAGCTACTGCATTAAATAATTCTAAAAAGTCCATTTTTTCCTCGTGTTTGTGTGGATCACAATTAACCTACTCGCCAATCAGTCCCATCGGAATAGATTGGTACTTTACTTGTTCCACCAGCCACAACTACTGCACCGAATGTAGTAACTGATGAATCTGTTACAAAAGCCCTAAAACCAATTCCAGCGTCTTCAGGTGTTGGCAAATTAACTATTGCATAAACTTGGTTTGTTGGAATGTCATTTACAACAATTTGCAATACATTTCCTACTTGATTAAAGTATATGCGTAAAACGTTTGTAAGCTGGTTTAAATATAATTTATCAAACTGATCTTTTGGTAAAGGTAAGTTTGGTACGGCTGGTGCATCTAGCTTCATTAGGAGTTTCCTCTACGACCATCCTGACGAATATCAATACGAGGCGCACCTAACTGCCATGCCAATCCAAGTTGATTACCTTCAATCTTAAAGACTAGCTGTCTTCCACGAACACGGATAAAGATCTGACCAGTAAATTCTTCCACTGGAACCTCAGTAATCCTACTTACAACTCCATTATCTGCTCCACCTACAGAGGCTGGATTAGTGTATCCAGAGCCTGAGTTTTGCAAAGGAATAAGCGTCATCGTTACTTGCGGAGTGTCTGGAGATGCTACAGAAGATCCTCGGAATGTTAAGTCTGGGAGGATACGATAGATAAATCCAAAGTTATGACCGTCATCTATGTCAAATTCAGAAGATTGGATATAGGAGTCAATAGCAACTGGAACCAAAGCAGTACCATCATCTACGCCATCTTCATGGTATACCAAGTTATTTGCATAGGTAGCGGCAATTGGATAGTTTCTTAATCCAGAATCTAGCCAAGCAGAACGATTCATTGTGCCGTAATACCAAATATTTTCAAGGTAGTTATATATGACATATCTATCAACTACTGTGCTATTTGCAGAGCAATAGAACCACCAAACCTCGTTAAATCCTTCATTGGTGCTAGAGAACACTTGATATGGCTGCCCTAAATTGATGTCGCCAAAAATATATTGACGAAGGTCACAAGACAATGTGCTTACAGAACCATCATATTTATAAAACTTATCACGTCCCATCCAATATAAAACACCCGAAGCCAGAGAAGCACTATTAGGACTAATGATGGATATATTGTCACCAAGCAATGTAGAACCCCATACTGCTGGAGCACCTAAATATTGCAGAGAATAAGCTGTAGAATCGGTAAAGACTACGATCTCTTGACGTACCTGCCATGCTGAAGCAATTTCAGATCCATGAGAAAGTCTTAAGCTACCTGCCTGATTGGTTGCATCAGGAGTCCACATGGTTACAGACTCTTGGTCTGACCAGCGAATCAACATTGGATCTAATTCTGTAGAGCCATAATCGTTACACCCCATAGCAAACACAAAGCGAGATATATCAGAAACAGTAACAAACTGTGCCACTGTAGGAACATCTGAAGCACCCGGTAAAGTAGCAATATCTACTCCACGAGAAGTAATGCCGCTATTGGCAGACCAATAATAAATAGCTCCATAACGAGGGCAGAATACTAAGTCTTCACCAAAGTTAGACTGTGACCAGATACGCAATTCTGCATCGCTTGCCTGACCAATACCCCATCCTCCAGCACCCCAAGAACCAGCTCCCCAACCAACACGGGGAACCTGATATTCAGGACCAGTATTTATCTGGTAAACAGCATAAGTATTTCCAGAATATGTACCTGAAGCATTAGCCGCAGTAGAGGCTTGAATAGTGTAGTTATCAGGATCCATTACGTTTACTTGATATTCACCGCTAATCGTTACGCCATTAAAGGTAACAGATGGAGAAAGCGTTACAAAGTCATTGGTAATGCAGCCGTTTCCGGGAGCATGAACCGTTACTGTTTTGCTTAAGTTAACAGTGGTGTAAGCATTAGTTAATAGTTGTGAATAGTAAATGTAGTTAAAAGTGACTACACCGCCAGTTCCTGCAATACCAGCAGTAGCCCCAGTGGTAACGGTAAATGTGTACTGAGTACTGCTAAGTCTGGTAACAGTATGCTGACCATTAATTTGACTAGCTGGAATTCCATCTACAGGCACTGTTACATTGGAAATGTTAACTAAATCTCCGGTCTGAACGTTAGATCCAGCATCAGTAACAGTAATGACGTTTGATGAAGCAACAGTAGTAAATGGGTTATTTACTATGTCTGAATGAGTTGTATAGCGCAGTGGAGTAATATCAAAGTAAACACCACCTAGCTCTAGGTAAAACTTTAAGTTTGTACCCAAAGATATAAGGTTTAAACCGCCTAAGGTAATCCAATTCCATAAAGAACGACAAATACCCAAGAAAAAAGTAGATGAAATCCGTGCCCAACCACCTATTTTTTCAGGTGTTCCTTGGCGAAAACGGATCTTGTCACATTCATAATACCCGCCTTCGGTAGTGTATCGAGTATTTTCCCTATTTATTCCGGGCTTAAATACAATTTTCTTTAATGGCATTCTGGTTTACCCTAGTACCGACAATGCTTTCGCAATCTTAGCTTTACGGTCATCTAAACCCAAAAGCCCACCATTGATTCTCTTAGTCATTGTCTCGTAATCCCGGCTATCTGCCAAGAGATTTAACTGTTTGCGGTTCCAAAACCAGCCCGCACTTAGAGCCGCATATTCAGGAGTAATGAGCATATCAGGGTTGTCAATAAGATCCACACCCAGACCAGATCCGCAATTGGCATAGTTGTCTTTACCAGTAAGTTGTATAAGACCACGCCCATGATACTTCCAGCCATCACCATCTTCAACATTGCCCATCCTCCCGCCATATACTTTGTTGGCTATTTTCTCTGGGTTGTTTGCATACTTCTCAGCAGTGTCCATATCAGGAAATCTGCTGGACCAAACACGCATAAGTGCAGCGGCACTGTAATGAAGATTCTCTTCCAATACTCGAAAATTTCCAGATTCATGAGCGCACTGTCCTATGAAGTAAGCCTGACGTGCAGGGGTGCTAATGTCATACTTTTGAAAAGTTTGATTTAGCGGTTCTAGCCACTTAGCATCTATGCCAAGGGCTAATAATTGGGTGCTATTCATTTGATTGAATCGTATTGTTCATAACAGGCTTGAAGGGCTACTCTTATTGTATCGGCTCTGGCAGATTCCCTGACAAGAAACTCGCTGTCCTCTGCGAAAAGCTGGCTTCCATTACAGCCTTTGGTTGCTTGTCCAACGCTGGCTTCTGAGGTACGACTGGGGCGCTTACGCAGCTCACTAATAGCATCGACAAGCTGATTGTTAATAGCTTTAATTTGAGCATCTTTTTCTGTCCTTATTTTGTCGGCTGAGGCTTGGTAATCGTGTTCTTTATCTCTAATGACTTTTTCTTGGGCAGCTTGCTCATGCTGGCAGCCGCTTACAAAACCACCACAAAATAGGCTAATGGCTACCATAGCGTAGATTGCGTAGATATTCATGGGTTAATAGGTTCTTTGGTTACATAGCGTAACAGGGCAACAATGATCCCCACTCCAGTAAAAATTAGTCCATAGTACTTAGGATCAATAATTGACTGCAACATTGGCAAGTTATCCAATAACGCTCCGAATATGACGAGCGTTACTGAGAACCACATAGTACGACTCTTATAGCATTTCATATTTAAAGAGGGGGATTTCTCCCCCTTTCCTTACTGTACTACTGCTTCCGCTGGTATAACCTCAACTTCAGGTTGATGAGCTAATGACTGTTCTAACATATCAATAAACGCTTTTTTACCAACTTGAAGCTGGTCTAGCGCAAACTGAGAAGAACCAATCTTGCGGTCTAAATCCACACAATGTGAAAATAACGCTTGTTGCTCTGGTGTTAAATCAGAATACTCATACTCTTTATCATTGATTGTTACGGGGTTTGGTTTTTTCTCGCCCATAATTTTCTCCTAAAATGTGCCAGCAAGGTGGGCTGCTGGCTTGCCCTAAATTACTTAGCTGCTTTTTCCAGCGGTGTTAAGTCTTCTGTAGTCCAAAAGTCTTTAGCCAACATAATGTTTAAGTGCTCTTTGTTGCGCTTGATAGTATCTGCCCAATCTTCGTCAGAAGTGTCTTCTGGCTTAGTGCTGTTGATGAGGTCAACAGAGTCAAGAGCCGCCTTGTAGTGCTGGGCAATTTGTTCTGCTGTTGGTTTATCTAATTCTGGTTGAATGATGTCAGTCATTTTATTTTCCTAATTGTTGTTTAAGGGAATCTACTTCTGCTTTAAGTTCTTGGATTGCTTTAATCATTGCTGGTACTAATTTACTTGCATCTACACCCCATGGAATTTCCATAGAGCCATCTTCTTTATCCGTACCTACAACAACGGCATCAGAAGCCACTTCATTTAATTCTTGAGCAATAAAACCATATTTGACCGAAGATTTATCTGAAATAAAATCAAAACTACGGACTTTAATAGAGTTAATACTATCAATAGCTGAAGGAGCATCAACAATGTTTTCTTTTAATCTTTGGTCAGAAGCAGAACCATAGCTTGTTGTTGTGCCAGTTATTTGAATATAACCAGTATTTGTTGCGCCACGATAAAATAAAACGGCATTGTGTGTGCTTGAACCAGCAGAATTATCAACAAAGTTTGCGCCAGCATAACTATTTCCATCATAAGAAACATTTATACCACCACCATTTAATGTAGAATTACCAAAATTCCAAGTTCCATTATTGCTACAATATCCTCTAGGATTACCATCACCATCAGATAACACAATGTAGTTACTTGCTGTACGGATGTCTAGACCGCCAGCGTTGCCACCATATCCACCAAGAATGACGTTTTTTGCGCCTGATGTTACATATTGACCAGCACCTTGACCAAAGAAATGATTTTGTGTGCCAGTAGTATTTTGTCCAGCTTGTGCGCCAATAAAACAAGAATATGAAGTTCCTGTTGTTGCTGAATATCCAGCAGCTTGACCAAAATAAACATTATAAGCACCAGTAGTATTACTATACCCAGCTTGATAACCTACTGCGGTGTTGTTAGATGCGGTGGTGCTATAAGCTAATGCAGCTTGTCCTACGGCAACATTATAAGAACCAGTAGTATTTCCATATAAAGCTGGTCTAATATTATCAACATAGCTACCACCAATGGCAATATTAGCGACACCAGTTGTATTTGAATATAAAGTTTGAGCACCAATTGCATCAATACGACCTGTGCTGTTTGAATACCCAGCTTGCCAACCAACTGCTGTGTTGTAAGGTGCGGTGGTGTTTGCTGCAAGGGCTGAATCACCAACTGCGGTGTTGTTACTGCCTGTGTTGTTATATAACGCACCAGTACCAAAAGCATTATTGTTTGTACCTGTAGTGTTTTGACGAAGCGCGGTTTTACCAAAAGCGTTGTTTTGACCACCAGTTGTATTACTGTACCCAGCTTGCCAACCAACAGCTACAAAATCTGCACCAGTAGTATTACTATACCCAGCTTGATAACCTACTGCTGTGTTGTTAGATGCGGTGGTGTTGTTTAAAAGTGCTTGAGAACCAACGCCTGTATTATTAGAACCAGTTGTATTAAATTTTAAAGAAGCAACACCTAAACCAGTATTATCATTACCAGTTGTATTTGATAGCAAAGCATTTTGGTTAAATGCAGAATTATCGCCACCTGAAGTATTTGCGGCTAATGCGCTTACACCAAAAGCGGCATTGCTTGTTCCGCTTGAATTTGTTGCAAAAGCACCATTACCAACTACTGTATTACTAGCAACACTACCACCACCTTTACCAACAGTAAGACCTGATATAGAAGCATCTGCTGGTAAAGTCCAAGCACCTGCACTAGATACAGAACCAATAGAACTACGAGCACCAGTACCGCCAGTGTAGAAAGTAATTCCATCACCTGAACCAACAGTTAAGCGACCAATACCAGTCGCATAGTCCATTACGATGCCGTCTGTAAATGAACCAGCAAACGCTCCAGTAGCATAGAAGCTACGAGCAGTTTCATCACCAGTAACAGAAGTACCGCCAGTAACTGTCAATGAGTTAACAGTTAATGTTGGGATGTATGTAGAAGCCTGAATAACGTTAGTGCCATCAGCATAAACAGCACAAGAATAACCAGCCGGAATAGTAATACCTGTACCTGCGGAAGTCTTAACAACAATGTTAAAACCACCAGTAGTGTTATTTTGCACTACATAGTTCTTATTGATAGTAGGAACAATTAAGTTGCGAGAAGCAGTATTTGTTCCTGTGCAATTGAGATAAACGTTACGAAAAGACTGACTTGCTACAGTGTTTGTAGCGGTCAATGTGACATCAGCATCGGTAAATGGAACGACTACTTGTCCAACAATAGCCTGTTCAAATACGTTTTGAAAGTTATTGTTAGTAGTAGTACCCCAAGTACCAGCTTGTTCGCCAGTACCGATTTCTTCAATTTTTAGATTTGTAGAATAAGTTGACACTGTTATACCCCTATACCGTTGTTATTTCTGTCCAGTTTGCATCCGCAGTATCATCAACATCTGTCCATCCAGCAGACTGATCATCATTAATTTGACCCCAGTTAGCGTTTTGATCATCGTCAATCACACTCCAATAATAATACCCAAGTTGACCAAGTATTCCATTCGCTTTTACACCTACCAAAGTGACTGTCTTTGTTACGCCAACTGTTCCTAAATTTCCTTTTGCCGCTACTCCAGTAATCGGTGTCGATTTACCCGGAAGTATATTCCCTACATTACCCTTTGCCAGCACTGTAGTCAATGCCGGGGATACAACTGGAGCCACTATTCCTGTAGATCCAATAGCTTGTATTCCAGAAATAGCTAATGTTTTATTGACAACTAATGTACCTAATACGCCTGTACCTACAACGCCAGAAAGCGTAGCGGTTTTTTCTGCCGCTACAGTGCCAGTATATCCATTAGCACTGATTCCTGAAAGGGCTACTGCAATATTAGGAGTCTCAATTCCATCATATCCGTATGCCACTACACCAGTAAGTCCTACAGACTTGCTTGGTGATACTGATCCTGCTAAACCTGCTGCGCTAACACCAGTCAACGCAACAGCAATATTTGCTACCGTAGTTCCGGTGAATCCATAAGCGATATCACCAGTTTCTGCTTCTGAGCTATTAGCAACTACTGTGCCAACAAGCCCGCTTGCTACTACACCAGTTAATGCAACAGTTTTACTAGGTGCTACTGTTCCTGCCAATCCCGCAGCTACTACTCCGCTTAAAGTAACGGATAAGTTTGGTGCAACAGTGCCAACGTATCCCTGTGCAACGTCACCAGTATCTGCTGGGTTTTCGTTAGCTACTACAGTTCCTACATTGCCTACTGCCACGACACCCGTTAGGGCAACAGTGACATTGGGTGTTTCTGTACCAACTTGCCCATTCGCAGTAACGCTAGTTAATGCTAATGTGCCACCCCAACCATTGCTGCCCCACGAGCTATCACCCCAGCCGAGGGACATTCAAGCCCCCGATTAGGTTGTTGCCAGACGCACTAAAGCAGTCGTGGTAGTGTTAGAAGGCATTGTCAATGTAAAGTTGCCCGCTGTAATCGTCTGTGAACCGAATGTAAATACCGCTACAGCCTTATTAGATTGGCTAGAGTTGTACATCAACATTGTGTCAAATGCAGTAGAGAGCGTTACGCTTGTATAAACAATAGCTGCTGAAGGTGTCCAATAGCCTACGCCAGCCGTAGAAGAGGCATTGGTAGACGCTGGGTTAGTAGCGTTAGTTACAGCAACGCCACCAGCCGTATAGCCAGCACCAGTTACTTCACCAGTTGCTGAGTAAGCAGTAGTAGAAGCATTTAGAGTAGCTGTAGTTAAATACAGGGCAGCTTTAAATGTATCTGCTACACCAGCAGAGCGAGCAGGGTTTAATGTAGAGAAATTGTGTACCGCATCTAGGACTTCGCCTAAGAACGATGTGCACATTGATTGTGTATTTGCCATTTTATTATCCTAAAGAAGCGGTTTCTGCACCCAAGAAAGGTGATGTTTTAAGAGTTACATGAGCAGAACGATGAACAAGTTCACCATCTAACCAGTATTCGACCCAAGTTGTGTATTCGATGTCATTGTCAACAGAACCTTCTCGCTTTTCCAGCAAAGAATCGTCCATATCGCCTTTGGTAGTAGTTACTAACGCCATATAAACTCCTTAAACACGAATTAATGCGCTGTCTGCTGTATTAGCTGGCAACGTGATTGTAAAAGTACTTGTACAAGTCTTATCTGAACCAAAGTTCAGTACAGCAATTGACTTGTTTCCCTTCGTCTGATTGTAGATTAAAGCTCCACGACAAGTAAAGGCTACATTGCTCCATGATACATTGTCAAAACTAATGTAAACAGTGGATTCGTAGGTAGTAACGGTCACATTTTGGCATTGTTGACCACCGGGCGCATAGCCGGGAGAGGTCACTTCAGCATCAGAGCTGTAAGCCAGAGTTTGTGGACCTAAATCAGCAAGGTTACTGTACAGAGCGATGTATAAAACGTCTGTATTTAAGTCTTGTAGACCAGCTAGGATGTCATTCTTAAAAGAAGTGGTGACTGTTTGAATGATCATGCAAATACCTCAAATTTATTGCGTTTTGCAAAATTTTCTGATGCCCGCATAACCTGTAAATTGCTTGGAACATGAAGACCAGATACTAGTTTACCCTGCAAAGGGATAATATGGTCAACGCTCCATTGAATTCCTTCAACTTTGCTCAATAAAGCAGCCAATTTGTACTCATTTTTAATGCGATCATGATCAATATCTGTTAACCAGCAAGGAGTGCGCTGCATTTGAGATGCTCTTCTAGTAGCTGTGCGTGATATTTTTGCACTTTTACCAGTTGTCATTTCATATTTTCTTACTGCTTTTGCCCTATTTTGCTTTCCTTCATCTGAAGTTACATAAGCTCTTTCAGTAATTTTTCCTTGATCTGAATCTCTATATCGCTTCATTCTTGCAATTCTGTTTGCATAAGATACGGGATTATTTATTTCAGCTAAATATTGACACTTTTTACAAGTATGCCTATGCCCATTAGAGTGCTTTTTAAAGTCACTCAATGGCTTAGTTTGTAGGCATTTTTTGCAAGATCTCATTAGATGACTTTATTTTTCACTTGTCCATCTCTATAACTATCACCACGATCTTTGCCATCACCCAAGTTCTTGAGAAGCATCATAGCTTCTTGGTAACGAGTCTGATACAGAGCAACCATGTCAGCTTCACCCTTCATGTAGGTAATTGCTTCCATTAAAGTACCATTCAATAGAGCTGAATCGTAGTTATCGCCCAACCAAGTAGTTCCAGCGGTCACAATTGATTCTGGGTAGAAGTAATAATGAAGCTCCATGCGATATACAGCGTTCGGAGTAGGTCCCATCATCATAGACAAGTCTTGAGGAATGGTAGTCTGTGGTCCAAACAAGCAGTAATACAAGGGTAAACCCGTATCTGTTGGATTAGGATAGGCTTCACGAATGAAGTTTACGTCCTTATTTAACAGATAAGTGTAGGTTTCTTGGTCTGTACCGTAGTTTTCAATCACTGCCAAAGAGAACGGAGAAAGAAAATCTGGTGGGCATGACAAGTATTTATTAGACGGAACTGTTACTCCTGTTACGTTTTTACGCAAAGCAGGAAGCTGAACAGAGTTATAAATCTTCTGTTCTGCTTGCTCGATAAAGCGATTCATATCCACTGTGGGAAATGAATTCTCGCAATAATCCTCTACAGCGGTAACAAGTTCAGCGTAATTCATTATGCTAAAGGACCACGAGATTTAATGCCTTTAGTAGCAGCACCGTAGCCACGCATAGTAATACCTTCAGTCTTTGGACCACGAGTAATGTTACCTGCGTTTACTCTGCGAGCTGGCATACCGCCCGGAGTAGACTCATTGGCAGCCATAGAGTTAGGATCTGTAGCGTATTCGATATCAGCACTTTGAGTATTAGGCTTTGGTTGAGCATAAACACCAATATCTCTGTCTGTGCCAGTGCTTTCTGGGAACTTGTAAGACCATGTACTAGCGTCCTTATTCTCTTTGGCATGACCTAAAGGATAAGAACCTGCTGGTGTTACTTTAAATTTCTTTTCGATAGCCATGATTAACGACCTCTGCTTCCAGATTTTTGATTCATCGCACGAGCCATATTGCGACCCACTTGTTTCATCTTAAGAGAAGTAACCGTAGAAGCGCCTTTAGAGCCTTTGCCACTTTGGATACCGACTGTTGGACCTGTATCACCAAGGTTTGTACCCTTAGTTTTGCCTGTTTTAGTGATGCCGTCTGCACCTTTTTTGAATGTCATTTGAGACTCCTTAAGTTACTGATATTGTTACATTGCTAACTATAAAATTCAAGGTTAAATCATTAGGTGTCAAACCAGCATCGCTTTGACTAGAACCGCCTACAGGATTAAACCCCCACTGAAATTGCCTACTACCATCACCGCTATATCCATCAGATCTCACGGTATTGTTAGATTGGTTACTAATCTGCAAGCCGCTAGGTCCTGAAACAACATAACTAGTATCTGGTCTAGGCTCCCGTACTGCTTGTGGATCATAAACCGGGTAAAGCCCAAGAGATAACTGAGGCTGATCAGGATCCCAGCATTCTGGGCAGACCTTGATCTGAAACAGCTTAGTCTTGATGATTTCCTTCTTTAATTCCTTAAGCTTATACCGCTGACCGCACCTATCGCACTCAGCAATTGAATACTTACCTGAAGCATACTGTGTAGCCATTACCAGAACATCTGTCTAGGAGCTAATCTCAGAGAAGCTTTTTCACGGTCCTCCTGAGAAGCGAACGTCCATTGTTCCTCATAAGAAGACTTAAGCATATCAATTCGACCAGCAGCTTCAGGAACTTTCTGGGATAAGTAATATGCCAAGCCAGCAATCATTGGAGGAAGGAAACGGAAAGGAATATCCTGAGTCTGAGTACCAGATCCAGCATCTTGAATTCTTCTTAAGCGGTACGCCACGAATGTATAGTTACCACCGGAGTTCGGGGTGGGCCAGACATTGATGGAAGGCAGGTTTGGAACAGATAAAGTTGCACCTGAAAGGTGGAGTGTAGCTGTTGTATTAGCTTGTCCACGGGAGCATAACTGAAGCTGATTGCCTGATACTGTGTTGTAGTAAATGACTTCAGAACCAATCTGAACGTAGCCATTACTTGCCAATGGAACTGTAGAGCTTACAGTGATTGTCGTATCTGTAGCGGAGATATCGCCTACTAGAGTCACCGATGTAGGGTTAGATTCGCCAGTTTGACGATTTACCCATACCTGAATAGGTCTGCCTTGGGCGAGCTTATTCGGGATCGTGATGTACATAGTCTCGGAGATACGAGTAATGTTGATGTCAATCTGATTCTGACCAGTTCCGTTACGAACCACGGTATCCAAAAGATCAATGGTATCTATTGGCAAAGCATAAGTAACTTGACCAGTAACTAACGGGATCTCAATCTGTTCGATTGTCCAAAGGTTAATGCCTCGGTTTGCCCACTCAATAGTTAGCAAATTCAAGCTGCGTCTGGCTGTACGCAACTGATATCCAGTACGCATTTCTACGCCACATCTCTCATAGGCTTCTTCAGCTATGTCCGTAAATGGTAGATTAAACGACTGAACGCCAGTAGTTGTCATTTAAGTCCTTTGAGTGTCTCAGCGAGACGAGCACGTTGCCCTAGCTTACCGGGCTTCTTAGCAGCCACTGCAAGCTTCTTGGCGGGGATTGTCTTGCCAGCCTTTACGCCTAGCTCTTTACGAAGCGCACCGGGCTTTTTAATCGCTTCTTTAATCCAGTTTTTAGTAGCCATTATTTTCCTTTTGCTGCTCTCATGTTATCTACTAAGTTAGGATATGGTCTGCCAGCAGCTTTAGCCATTGACTTAGCCGATGCTTTCTTTTTGGCAGATAACTTCTTAGGAGTACCTAGCTTTTTAGGGCGAGGCTTATCCCATACCTGACCGCCTTCAGCATACTCTGTAAAGTCTGTATTGTCCCTACGAGCTTTAGTAACGCCTCTACCCATCTTAGACGGTAGTATCGCTCCCATTCCTCTACTTGGACGCATGATCAGCAGATCTTTCCACGGGTTTTACCCTTAATAGCAATACCATCGGCACGTTTAGAAGCAGTCATACCACCTGACTTCATACCTTTACCACCAAGAGCTTTAGCCAAGCCAGAACCTTCTCTAGCTTGTTTATCAAGCATTTCTTGACCTTTACGGTTCTGTTCTTCAGTACCAACCACATTCTCATAAAGAGATTTAGCGCCACGCTTTACTGGATTAACAATGTACTTATCCATAGCGGCAGTATCAGCCTCATTCTCTTCACGAGCAATACGGTCTGTCAACTCTTGTGGAAGTTCTTTTGGCATGATTAGCAGTACTTAGTCTTAGTTCTACCACGTTGAGCAATACCATCACCACGGCTAGAAGTAGAGCCACCAGCAGCCATCTTGATTGGTTTAGCACCGTATACGCCTTTACCACCTTTAGCGCCACCTTGGATCTTCTCTACCTTATAGCCACGCTCTTCCATACCTTTAGTATGACCACGTTTCTGAACAGCAGACTCACCAAACTTCAACAGTTTGTTAGAGCCTTTTTCTACATCTTTAGCCATAGTTCTTGGACCCATAGTCTCTTTAACTTTGCCACCTTTTTTCATTGGCATTGGAGCCATAGGAGGGCGAACAGGAGCAGGAGCCATTGGAGGACGGGCTGGATTAACAGCAGCCATAGGAGGACGTGCTACAGGAGGAGCAGTCATTGGCATAGTAGGAGTTGGAGCAGCAGGTCCACGAGCAGCCTGAGAGTTTAAAGAGGCTACTACTTTAGGATCAATCTTGGCTTTACCACCAGCAGCCATTTTCTTAACCTTGCCACCACCGCACATTGGTTCACCTTTTTCTTCAGACATTTCTTTCTTCTCATGTTTAATCATAGAAGATGGAGCGCCTTTTTTACGCATGAATTCCACTTCATTTTTTTCCATATCTTTAAATGTTTTTTTCATAGCGAGACCGCCCTTTTTCAATTTGTTTAAGTTAGTGTGTTTACCTTGATGCTCTTGCTCATCGTGCATCTTAAACGCACGTTTAATTAATTTCTTGTCTTCTTTTATATCTGGATGTGCCATACCACCACCTTTAAATTTTTTGCCTTTATCCGCAGTAATAAAATCTTTACCAACTGACATTGGAACTCCAGCCTTCTTAGCAAAAGCTGAAGAATGGGCAATAGCTTCCATAAAATTATGTTGTTTTTTAGATGTACTAGGCATTTCTGTTCTCTTTAATTACAGTATCTAGCTTCTGTTCCATACGATCTAAACGATCTAGAACTCTGTTAATGTCTAAATGAACGTCTACTTTTGTAACATACTCCTTAGCAATCTCTTCACGAGTTTTGTTTAAAAGAATATCAATACGTTTTAATTCGTCTGATTTATCTTTTAACACATAGCCAAGACCAGCAACGCCAGCAGACAATAGAATATTCCAAAAAGTTAGTTCCATTCCTAACACTTCCATCTTTTTAAGCTTGCTGCTTTGCGAGTTGGTTTACCATTCTCATCTTTCATCGGACCGGGCATACCAGACATACGGGCGCAAAAAGACTTCTTGCGAGCGCCACCTTCAGGCTGTGGAGCCTTTAGGTTAGATCCGGTAGCTTTGTTGTACTTAGCCCTTCCCTTAGCGGTAAGACCAGCCCCTTTTGAGACTGAAAGCTTTTCGCCTCTACCAACAGAGAGAGAAGGAGTTTTCTTAGCCATAAGTAATAGTGAGAGCAGAAAGAGTTGTTCCTACTACATAGATACCATTTTGGCAAAGAATTCCTTCACCGGGAATCAATACTTGAAATGGTTGCACTTCCGTTGAATACTTAAATTGATAAATGATGTTTGCAGAAGTATCTGTACCATCATAGATAGTAAAAGTTGCTCCAGTACCATTGCCAATAAAGACAATAGACTTTAAGCGAGTTCTACCAGTAAATAGCTGTACTGGAAATGTTCCAGCATAAGCCGACTTTACGTCATATTGCATCGTCATAATTAATCTCCTAAAGTTAAAAAGGAGGTAGGGTTTGTACTACCCCCGAAGATTAATTAAGCTGTAAATGATGTAGGAGTATAAGTACCGTCACTTTGTTTAACTACATAACGTACAGTTAACACGCCAGCACCAGAGGTAGCTGTTACGTTAGCTTGTGTAAATGTAATTAAAGCATCGCTAGAACCTACGTTAGCGCACAATGCTGCTCCGGCAGCGTTGTTATTGCCTAGCAAAATGTTAACAATACCTGTATTTGTAAATACGCTACCGTTAGCTGCTGTATTAATGGCTGTACCATTTACAAACAAAGCATAAGTAGGGGTAGTAGTAGCATAAGCTGTAGTTGTATTGAACTGTGCATCAAGAATCTGTGCACCAGCGGGCAAAGTAAAAGCATAAGTTCCAGCAGTTACATCTGTATACGCTACAGGAATAGATTGGGCAACTGTTGTTGCACCCATATTGCGAATTGTTCCAGCAGTAGAACCAGTAGTATTTTTAACGGTTCCGAGTAGCCAAGGACCTAAATGTGTAGCTAAACCCATAATATTTCTCCATACAAAGATAAGCTCATTAGTCTTGTATGCGCTTGCCGGGGCAATCTAATAAGCCGGATTCTCCCGGTTTCAATAATCTTACTACTTTCCAAGCTTTATGCAAGGGATAAATAAGAAAAAACCCTACTTTTTTAAGGTAGGGTTTTCCATATTGCTAGTGCTTAGTTAGCACCCGGAGATCCGTACATACCTAGTGGATCAGAATAGCCGAAGCTATAACGCTCACGAGATTTGTAACGAACGTTACCAGTGTCAAAGTCACCGTCCATTGAGTTGCTCAAAGGAGTACGAACAAAGTGCTTCATACCGTTAGGTACATCAGTAGTCAAGAACCAACCGTTGTTATCAGTCAAGAAGTGGTTAATTGTGTAACCATCAGGAATAGAACCGTTGTTTTTGATAGCGTTGATGTCGTTATCGGTAGTACCAACACGAAGCTCAGTTTCCAACAAACGAGTTGCAACGAATTGCAATGCTGGTGGAACGATGAGTTTCTTAGGTTTAGCAGCGATCAACAGACCACGTTCATCAGTCCAAGCAGCGATTTGAATAACAGCATTTTCCAATGATGTTTCATTCAAGTCGGCAGCGGTAGATGGAGTGTTACTGTTTGAACCACCGTTAACCAATGGGTGAGCAGTACTGAAAAGAGCAACACCATCACCACCCGGGAAAGCAGCGTTGAAACCGTTGTTCAATACAGCAGCAGCTTTAACCTGCTTGGTATAAGCCATAGCACGAGCCAAGCCTTTGGTGTAGCGAGCTGACAAAGAATCGTAGAGGTTATCTTCGATTGCTTCTTCAGTCAAGCTAAAGCCGAGGGCGATAGTTTCGTGGTTGTAGCGAGCTGTCCATGCTTCTTGTGCATTGTCATAAGCGATGGCAGAGCCTTCGTTTTTAACAGGAGCAGCAGAGAAACCTGACAGTTTTGTTTCTTCTTCAAAAGAACGCTCAGAAGTTTCTGTTTCGTAGATCTCTTTATGTTCTTCGCCATAGCGAGCATATTCAAGACCAAACAAAGCATTCAAACCCGGTAATAGCTCTTTTAAGAGTTGTGCACGAGAAATAGCCATTTAAAATTCTCCTAATTAAGCTAAGTTGTAACGGTGGCAGCCAAAGTTAGTCTTAACCAAAACTTCTGGTGTCTGAACTAAAGCCAAAGTGCCAGCAACGGTTGCAGTTGACGCTGTTACTGTCAAAGTATTGTTACCAGCTACGATTGTGGAAGCGGCTGTCAAGGAAGAACCTGTGAACTGCAACTGACCATTTACTACGTTAAATACGTCTGTACCGATTGGCAAGTATGTGCCAACAGCAAGTCCAGAAACAACCAAAGAAGTTGTGCCTGTACCAGAAACGTAAGTGCCGCTGTAAACAACTTGAGTATCAGGAACGAGGTTCAAGACACGGAAGCCAGCAGTTGTTGCACCAGCAGCAGAAGATCCAACCACTGACAAAGCTGAATCACCATTAGAAGCTGAACCAGTTTGTGTACCACCAACCAAGTTACCACCAACGGTCAACAATGAAGCTGAACCAATAGTAGTACCACCAGCAGTAGTAGTAACAGCCGCTTTCAGTACAACATCTGGATCATCCACAACGATAGCTGTGATGTCACCAGCAGTTACTGAGCCGGGATAGTATTGTGAATAAAGACGCTGTTTAGTAGTCGGACTTGTGTAATAACAACCAGCAAAGTAGCCAACAATCACGTTAGTGCTGTTAACTGGCAAAGATGGAAGTACTGCAAAGCCTGAAGTAATAACAACAGGGTCACCATAATAAATAGCGCCAGACTGGTTATACGCAATCGGAAGATTACGAGTAGAACCAGCGTAAGGCTGTCCACCAATCAGATTGACTGGTTTATAGCCGTATGGCGCAGATACTGTAGGATAAGCCATATAAACTCCTAAAATTAATTAAATTAACTGCCTTTTCCAAAGCTACTTGTAGATTTCCGTTCACTAAAGATTGGCATCCGTGGGTCACTTTGGCGCATTAAATTATTGTCTACAGCTTCCGTCTGTTTGCGGGTTTCTTCGTTGTAATAAGCATTACGTTGTTGAACCAGCTCAGTCGGAGTCTTGCAAAGCAATAATCCACCAATCTCAATTTCGTCCTTAAAGCGACTATTTGGATCAATTAACAGTCGAAACTTTGGTTGTTCCTCAAGTTTTACTGGCTCCCAGCCTTCACGAACCTTTGCAGATAAGTTACGGGGGTCAGCCTTGTCTAACATTGAGACACGAATCCATCTGTAAGAATATCCGGGTTGCTTATCTGGTTCAGGAAGCAGCTCAGGTGGAGTCCACTGTTTGACTCGCTCCACTTGGTTACGGGTATTCAATTCACGGGGTAATCTGTTTTCAGCCATTTTATTAAGCATCCATTTTTAATACTGCTTGAGCATATTGCTCAGGTGTCAATCCAAGTTTCTTAGCGATACTCATCTGGGATGTAGTAAGGCGAAGCTTCTTGGGCGCTGTACTTCTTGTAGCGGGTGCAACCACCACGCTTTGCTTGGTAGCCCTTTCAGGCTTCTGATCATCTTCAGTGTCGCTCTCAAATTTCTCTGGGAAGCGTTTACGGACTGACTCATCAATCCGTCTGTAGTACTCTTTCGATGACACAGCAACTCCTTCTTTCTTTAACTTCTCATGAGAAGCTAAAGCAAGAGCAGTCATTTCCTCATCATCACCAAACCATGAATTGCGAGACTGCCAATCCACTGCGGTAGGGTCAACTTGAGGCTGTTGTGCCACCTGATGATTAGTTTTTACAACAGGTGTATCAATTTGTAAAGGGGCAGGTCTAAAATTCTTTACCTTGTCTTGTTTAATTGACGCATTGTTGAGTTGTTTTTGAGCTTCCATGATCTTTTCAGTATCACCGGACTCAAAAGCATCACGATACTGACGCTCTGCTGCTTCCATTTCCAACTCTACGGCACGTTGGATAGAGGCTAGAGTGTTCTTTTCTGTATCGTTAATGCGGTTTTTGAGAGATTTATTCTCTTCCATTACCGCTTGGGCGAGCGCAATAGCTTCATTTTGCTCACGCAAAGCTGCTTCTTTCTCACGTCTTTCGTCATGAGCGAGCTTTTTCATCTTCAGAAGTTTGTTTTTAACTTTGGTGGAATAGTCTTCCAGCTCATCGTTATACAGATCTTCTTTGACTTCTTTTGGTAATGGTTCTTTATCTTTGTCAGACGCAGGAGTGTCATCAACTAACTCGATCTGAATATCATCAATCTTGTCGTTTTCATCTACTTCATCTGCTTCGTCTGGGAATTGGAATCCCTTGTTTTCTGCCATGCTGTCGCTCCTTATTTTCGTTTCACGCCACGGGGATCATCGACTGTACCTTCTACGGAATCATCGTTGATCAAGCGGAATTCTTTACCATGAATAATTAATTTTGATCCCGAATTCGGTCTAACCAGAACAAAGTCGCCTTGCTTGCACCAAGGACCAGACGGGAAACGAGTCGGATCTTTATAGCAATCATCGCCTAATGCCACTACAAATAAAACTGTAGTTAGCAATTCTTCATATCTTCTGGTTTCATCAGCTTTAATTATTCCACTTTCGTACTCTTCTTCTGCTTCAGGAATGGCACATAGAATGTGATATCCAGATGGCTTTGGAAGTTGTTTTGCTTTTTCAGTGTCTGTTTTCTTCATAAGCAGGGATAAATCCACTGCCTGAGTCAAATCCAGTGAGTTACTCATCTAATTCCTCTATCTTGGTTTCTAGGTCTGTAAGGTACATCCGAGCAGTGAGAAGACCTTTTATCTCACCACACATTGCTTTGTACTCAGCGAAGTCTTTGGCTGATGAGCTGCCTAGAGAATCCTGAAGTTGTTGCACTTTGTCATCTATCTTGCCGCATAGATGTTTTATCGCTTTATTGATCACGATTTATTCCTTAAATTAGCGTCCGTTTTAGCAACATCTACACCAAGACGGAGCTGTTCCATCTCAGTTTCGTGCTGTTTCTGAGCGATTGATTTCTGTACATCAGCCTGAATACGCATGGCTTCTGTTTGACTTTGAGCTGCAATACGGTCTTTTTCGACCTGAATCTGTTGACCTTTGAGCTGAATATTTGCTTGATCGTTTTGGGCTTTGCGCTGAATATCTTGCGCTTTGAGCTGTTGATCTGCTTGTTGCAATTGAACCAATGGGTCTTGTGCAGCTTGTTGATTCTGTTGTTGTGCAGCTTCTCCTTGATGGATCTGTAGTAACTGCTGGCTTGCCTGAGCAACCAGACGAGATACCTGTACTTCCACTTCTGGAGGAAGTTCGGCATTCGGAGCTGGCAAAGTAACGCCCATTTGTTTTTCAACTTGTGCTCTGTACTGGAACGCTAAGTGAGAAGCAATATGCGCTTGCAATGCTGCCATGATTTGATTAGCTGCTGGATTTTGACCAATGGTCTTCATCACAACTGGATCGGTCATGAATGCTTGGTGCGCTGCAATATGGGCATCGTGATCTTGGAAAATGAATGACTGCATAGGTTTACCATTAACGGCATTCATATTCTCAGAGATTGGATCTACTGGTTTTTGATCATCTGTCAACGGCACTAGCTTAGAAGCATTCTTAATACCTAAGACTTCCAACATTTGACGGTGCAAGTATGCCAAGTCATAAAGCTGTGGTGCTTGCTGTGCTAATTGGATGACTGCTTGGTATTGGACAACTTTTTGCGACATCGTAGCCGCATTCGGATCTGACACGGGAATAACATCCACCAGATCGTAATCGGACTTTTTAGCCTTGCGGTCACCTTCTTCAGGCTCAAACGAATATTCTTCAGGTGTGTAATCACGGATAATTCCTTTCAATAAACGTAGCTCTTGCTTCATTGAGTAATGAACACGGGCTTGTACCGCAGTCATTGTCTTTAAAGTTCTTTCCAAGATGGCAAGTGTTGTACCGACTGGAGAGTTAGCCGACATATCAGAGATTTTCATATCTGCTGAATTGGCGAATCTACGACCTTCTTCCACAATAGTATTGAGGAGAGTTAACAAAGTCTGACTTGGTTCCTTGTAAGGAAGAGTCATGATGTTGTCTTTGATCGTGCCAGATGGTACGTCTACATCTCGGAACTCCGCTGGAGCGATAGGAGTATCGTCCCCCTTTACTCGCAGCCCACGGGTCTTAAAGCCACCCGGCAGATTTGATAATGTCCCTGCATCCACGAGTTGTCTGATAATAGAAGTACCAGACTTAGCAAAAGCACCGACAAGATGAATAAGCCCAAAGCAATAAAAGCCAAAGCCCGGAACGTATCCATAATGGACGAAATGCTGACGTTTCTGGAACGTATCATCTTCTGGATCCCAGTTCCTACGGATAGATAGAACTGTATTGCTGCCTTTTTCAATAGTGACCACATACGGTAAAGCAATGCCTGTAGGTTCTCCATTTTCATCCTTATGTTCGTATCCCGGAATATCTAGGTCAACGTGCATTTCCAAGACCTTATAGCGGTCATCGACTGTGGCACGAAAGCCCATTTTCTCGGCAATCTTCTTCTCTACTTCATCCATGACGTTATCTGGCGTACCAAGATCTACGTCTAAGTAGAACCCTGCGACCTGCAACCTACGCAGTTCGTTTTCTGTTTTACGCATGATGTGCGTAATACGAGGAGCTGTCTCAATATTAGAAGCTCCGTATGGAACAACTACATCTTCTGCTGGTACAAACAAAGACACCTGTCGACCCAAGTTCGGATCGTAGTAAACCTTTTTAAATGCGTTACCAGCAAGACCCAAGCCCCAAAGCATACGCTCTGTCTCAGGACGATACTCTGTCATTACATCTGTTAATTGATAGTTCATGTCGGCTTGAACACGAACTGCTGCATCTTTTTTCTCTGGAGTCTCACGTCCTACAATCTCTGTTCTTACTGGACCAGAGGCAGGGAATAACTCCATGATTGTTTCTGCTTGAAACTTAACCAACGCCTCGGACAATAGCGGATGATAGACACCGCAAGCTCCGGGCCAGGGATCGGTGCGCTCTTCAATTCGCATTCCCAAGAGTTCCAAACCATCTACATAAGTTTGCATCCAATCTCTACGGGAAGATACGTCATCATCAAAGTCGGAGATTAAGTCTCCGGTAATCATGAGTAATGTTCCGGGATCAATTACCTCAGCTAAGTTATCGTTGAAGTCACCTTCTTCTGCTGGAAGAACATCCAGTAAATTTTCTAGATCTGCTTCAGGATCAACAATCTCAAACTCCATTCCTACGTCTTCTGAATCGTCCAATGATTCTAGTCCTTGGGGAGCTTGGTATAAGCCTTTTTCCATTGCCATATTATTTCTCTTTCGATTCTAACAACGCTAAGTTTTCTGTTTTGAGCTTTGATATTTCTTTTTGCATATCAAAAATTTGTTTCTGTAATTCCAATCCATACTCTTTGTATTCAGAGTATGTCCTAATAATCTCATCTGTGAAACGCTCTTTCCATTCCCTAGAGGACGTTTCTGCATTAATGCTATGCCATGATTTAGGCATTTGTGAACCATCTAGAGCAAGTTCAACTCGTAATGCTTTTTTGTACGCTTCGTATAGTACGTCTGCGGTATTCATGAAAAACATTGTTTGCTCCTTAGTAGTAAGCAATTTTGCGTCTAAATGATACTGGTTCGTCCTGCTCATCAGAATCTAATCTAATAAAGCCGCCTTTTCTAAAGCGGAGAAGAGCCTGTGTGGAGCTATCCACCAAGTCATCATGGTCCGAATTAGGAAACGCTGCCATCTCTTCTACTACTTCCTCTGCCCATCGGGTTCGAGGACACCAAACCTTCCCAGAAGCAAACAAGTCTGCTACTGCATTAATACGCACCATCTTATCATTCCCCCTGCTAGGAGTAAACTCCGAAACAGGTATTCCCATAGACCTTAATTCATAAATAAGTGGACCGCCAGAAGCTTTTGCCTCCACGATAAAAGCGTCCGGTTCCCAAGTCTTGTAATGATTGAACGCAGTCTCTTTCAACTCTGGAAATTCCATCCGTCTTTTGAACGCATCTAGCAAAATAATATGGGCATCATTCGGATCTTCATTCAAATAAAAGACTCCCCATGTCGTACAGGCAGAATAGTCTGACCGTTCGTTTTTGGTAAAGGCAGTATCCCAAGATTGGATGACAAACTCGCAATGCGGAGGATTTTCCTTCTCCCACTCCCTCCACCACTCCCGTTTTATGACTGCGCCTTCCTCAGAAGTCGGGTCTTGCTGGTACTGAGCGTTCCATTTAGATAGTGGAAGTTCTAATCGTAGGGCTTCTAGCTCTTCTAGGCTCCAAAACTCCCCCCATAATGGCAATCCGGACGGCAAAATTGCAGGGAAATTGATAACTTCCCATGTTTCCCCGTCTTTATCCACCATAGATTGCAGGATTCGCCCTGTTAAATCCCGTTTTGCCCAACGGGTATTGTGACTTACAAAACCATTGGCTATAAAGTTTTCAGTACGATCTATCTCAACATCAAATACTTCTTCTTCTCCGTCAGGAGTTATTGAGATTATCGGATCTACTGTGAAGTCGGAGATACGATGCAGCTCGTTCAAGTACGCTTGGTGTCTTTCCATATCCGACAGCCAAGTTGCAGTCATTACAGAGCAATCCTCTGATTTTTCCTGTTTCGTGGCAGTGGTCAATGCACAGTTTTCCGTCCCAGTGTGCTCGGGTGTTATGACTTGTTGGTGGTTTTTTGCACACATCACAAAGATTGCCACGTTCTTCAACCATTTTTTGATATTGCTCAACAGTAATTCCGTACCTGTGTTTGATCCTTCTTGCCCTGTTTTGCTCTGGAGTTGGTTTTTCTGGCGGGAACTGTTTTGGGTAGCATGAGCTACATAGTCCTTTTGAAACAATTGGCTTGCCGCATCCACATTGCTTTCCAACCCATTTTCCGTGGTGTCCGATAGGTTGATATGGTGATTCAGGGTTTTTGCGGTGGTAGCTAGATTTTGCTTGGCATGGGGAGCATTTTCCTTGTTTTGTTTTTGATCTAGATGGTCTTGTGCATCCTTCAACGATACAAGTAAATCCCACACTTTTAGTTGATTTAATCTGGTCCATTCCAATACTCCTTCATTCATCACAAGAAACGGATGTCGTTCGTTTGCACGAATTATTTTACCAGATTGTGTTTGTATTTTGTATATGAAATCAACACCACTTGACTGCCAATTATTAACTTTACTAATCGTTAGTTTTCCGTGGTCAAAGGTAGCTACCTGATCTCCCTGTCGGATGTCCTTTAATAGTTTTTCTGTACCATTCGCCATAAGAACAGGTGTATCACCCGTCATGCACATCACAATTACGATAGAACCGCCCGGTTGGAGACGTTGCCGAGGACCAGATGTGTACCATTCGTAGACGTTATCAAAGACAGAAGCATCAGATGACGCTAATCTTGCTTCTTGTTCGGAGTGTGGATCGTCAATTATGAGTAAATCCGCACCTTTACCCGTTACCGTTCCTCCGACACCAATCGCAAAGTAGTCCCCACCCATATTGGTAGCCCACCGCCCCGCTGCTTTTGAGTCATGGCGTAGATGTACGTTGGGAAAGACTTCTGCATACTGATTGGAGTCTAGTAAGTTACGCACCTTTCGTCCAAAACCCACCGCCAATTCAGCCGTGTTAGAACATTGGATGATCTTTCTATCCGGAAACTGACCTAAATACCATGCTGGCAGAAGATAAGATGCAAACTCCGACTTCGTATGGCGAGGAGGCATATTGATAATAAGTCTCTTACATTCCCCAGCAGCGATTCTCTCAAACTGCTTTGCCATTACTTTATGGTGTCTTCCATCTACAAACCCAGCCCACATCTCTTTGGTGAACTGGATAAAGTTTTTCTGGGCAGCTTCCCGATGCACCGCAGAACGGTACTCATCTACTTCCTTTATTAGTTCAGCCCTATCCCCTTCAGGTAAGGCTTCGATAAAGTCAGCTAGTTTCATTCTTTATTAGTCAATTTCTTTATGAGTTCTGCTTGCTCTTGCATTACCCTGTAGCACTCCTTCACCACAGTAGCTTGCCACTGCTGACGGTTTTTTTCTAAATCCTTAGCCAATTGGAATAGGTCTTCCATTAAGTTCATTTGCCCACCGTATTAGCAAGTTCGGTTTCGCCCGCTTGGTTTAACGCTTTGAAAGCCAAGTAAAGACCGTATTGGTTGGTATTGTGGAGAAAGTCAAACAGACTGGTATTTTCTGCACACAATTTGCGGATCTCTTTAGCTGCATCTTGGCAATATCCGTGGTCGTTTGCAGTATCTAGCAATTCCGCTAGTTGGTATGGGTTCATGGCAAGTTCCTAAAGTTAATATAAGTCGGTCTTAGAGTACGGGATCTGTTCGGTAACTTCTTACAGACTCCAGACTCGCATAGTCTTTTTATAATCCGGTGAACGTTAGACCGAGACTTGTCTCCAGTCACCATCATTATTTCATCTATAGAGGGAGAGTAACCCCACTTCTTCCACCATTCGTCTATCACCAGAAAGACTTCTCTTTGCTTCGGGGTCACAGGTAATCCTCCCAGTGCTTATCTATAGTACTAGCTTGCATCTGACGTAAGATCCGAACAAGCGTCTTTCTTTCTGCTTCATCTAACTGCAAAGCCAAGTTAATGATGTGCCCAATAGTCGGTTTTGTAATAGAGGGCTGTACCTCTGGATTTATATATGGCGCTAATGCTTCTTTCATTTAATACCTCTAGCCTTAAATCCCGCTGGTTTGCTGGAAAGAATGGCGGCATCGTACAGTTGCTTCATAGTACTAATATAAGTCTTCGCCTTATTATCAGCCCGGTCCATTTCTTCTAATACCTCTATAGCTTCCCTGAACCCTTCCATACGAACCTTCTCTATCTCATCCCAAAAGCCCACAGTATTAAAGTCGGAGTCATAAGCATTCCTACCAAAAAGCCCATTCATACGGGTTAAGACACTAGCCCACTCTATTCCATCAAAAGTAAACTTCTTGTAATCAGGAAACGCATTTTTCATAAAAATATACCCCCCTAGTCTTTCGTTTCAGAAACAGAAGGGGGGGTGTTCTCCATAATTATCTTACGCATATCTGTGGCATTTATATATGCCGTGGGGGTGTCTGTACCTGAAACGTTGCAGGTACTCATATTTTCTTGTTCAGACTCAATGACTTGCGAGGTCGATTTCACGGAGTGGTCACTAACATCGGATAAATCAGGTGATCTATTGTGTGGAATAGTATGTGTAGGTGACTCCAGTTCGGGCAGGTCAAAATCGGCTTGTGGGGGTGTAGTGGGTTTGGCTGGATCAGGTTCGCTTATGCCTTCCCCCCTGAGTTCTGCTAGTAATGACTCCCCATCATCGCTTCGAGCTTCGCTCACTTCCATATCTATAACGCCTCTGAGCTTTTCCAGTAAGCGGGCTTTAATATCCCCCGATTGATGCACTATCGTAGTCGTTTTCCTATCCTCAAAGAGTCCAACCTCTGCAATCTTGCCTAGAAGTTCTAGTGATTTGATGCGCTGGGCTGGGTTTATATCCTCATCAAGGGCGTGGATTGTCAATTGATGGATACAGAGTTCCCTTAAACGCTCAGGCGTTCTATGTTTACTAGCCTCATCCGCTAGGCGATACGCTTCTATCTCAAGGGCAACTCTAAGATTTTGTGACAACTTACTAGCGTCTGTAGCTGTTGCGTGTTTATTTGTGGATGTGATCTCATAC